ATTAGATACAATTTCCCCGTCTTTATTTGAGTATGAAGATGCAACGAATACTGTTTCTGTACAGTGTAGCACTTCTTTACATTGATCTACAGATAGAATGTCTTCATAATATTTTACGTAATCTACTACATTAGCCATTTAGATATAGACCACCCCCTGCCATTACCAACCCATCATCATTTTTGTTTCTTCTGGAACCATGTCCATAGTGAATGGCGGGTCAAATGTAGTAATAACTTCCACGTTGAGAACTTCGGTAACATAGCCTGCTTTAGTTATATCAGCAACCATTTGATCTGCGAATGGACAAAAAGCACTAGTCAATGTGTGAGTAATCTCTACCCATTTATCCTCTTCATTAATCTTAATATCGTATATTAGGCCTAGATCGTATACGTTAATACCTTCCATCTCTGGATCATATACTTCTTTCAGTTGTTCTATGATTAATTGTTTATCTATCATTAGTTCATACCCGCCTCAAACTGTTTCCAAGTTATAGCGTTTTTGGTATCCCATCCACGATTATCGATAGACTTAATAACGCCATCACAAAACTTACCAACAACTTCTAGGTATGAAATTTTATCAGAAAGCTGTATCACTTCTTCATCTGAAGTTATGTACATTTGTAAGTCAGTCTTCAAAACTTTTAGGTCAAAGGGTTTCGAGACATATACTTTAGCATCAGCCCTACCACCATAGTACTCCCATTTAGCACGATAGAGTCTCTGGTAGTCGCCTTTTGATTTTGTAAGAAGAAGTTCGAACCGTGACTTATAATCTAACCACTTAGCCTTCAGCTCTTGATTCTTAAAGGCCTCTTGGTCTAATCGTTCTTGATTAGTTATAGGTAGGTCAGCGTAGGATTCTAATTTCAGTTGTTCTAAATTCATAATATATCTCTCAAAAGTTTGAGCATTACCGTTTATTAACTTTCATCTACTAGATTGTCCAAGTGTTCGGACTATGAATGAGAAGTGTTAAAGTTCGTGAAACAGTTCTGCTCAGTCCTATTTATAAAGCTCTGATAGTGAAGATTTTATACATGAACGATGCTTGCATTGTCATGTAATCTACATCAGTGCCTTGTTGTGAATATGTTAACCCGCCTAACGATACTGGAAATAAATCTTCGAAATCTATCTCCACGATAGGATTATTTTTATTAGATAGGATCATAAGGTTAGCATCAGAATACATTGCCCTATCTGGTTTAGCCTTTCCTATACGATCCAATGGTTGACTGCCAGCTTCTGCTGGCGTGTTACTAGTGATATCCCTGTACTCTTCAAACTGTTTTCTGCTACTTGGAAATCCGATACCCGTGATCCAATTAAATAGAGATGTGTAGTTCTCCAAGTATTCATCAGCGAGGAAGGTAACATCCAAATTACCATAAACCATTTTAGTACCAGCAATAGGAATGTCTTTATATGGAGTCTCCAAGATTCCAGCATCCAAAGCTATGTCTGGTAAAGTTACAGCAGTCACAAAGAATTCCACCTTCGGCAACTGATGGATGCCAAATTTGAATTGAGTTGGACTTGCATAGTCTAACTTCGTTGGTTGTCTATCTACTGGGCCTGCCATTAATTTCTCCTACTTCTATTTATGGTAGATAGAATCCTCTATCTTCATCTTGTTAATGATTTCATCATTATCTATCTGTTCAAAGTGATTATGACCTTTTGCCCAATCATTGTAGACATCTAAACATGATGAAAAATTAGTCACCTTTTCGCTTTTCTCTCTCAGTGTATTCATCTTAATGGGCATACCGTTCATATACAACTTGTTTTCTCTCACAAGTGCCTTCTGGTATTCTAGAAGTTTATCAGAATAACCAAGCCGATAGTTGTAAGTTAAACTCAATTGATACATCTGTACACTGTATTCTTGAAGCGTTGTACCCCACCATCTCTTCACATCATAGTCTGTGTCGGTTATATTATACAAAACTAGATCAACATCATTAACCAAATCTTCATACTGAACCTCTTTGGCGCCTTCAAAATTTTCATGTACCCAGAACATATAATTCTTATATTGATCTAGTTTGGATCGAAAGAACTCCAGATCAATTGGCATGTGAAAGTTCACCGTATCTGCTTTCTCTTTCAAAGAAAAACAATTCAACACGCCAGTGAAGTCTCTTATCCCCCAGCTTAAAGCGTACTCAAATGGATCACGTGTACAACATAAGATAGTTCCATAATGATCGTTACAAGCGTCATATAAAAGATCATAATTTTCACTCCTATTTCGTTCTAAGATATCTATATCTATAGGTCTACTTATTACTCCCTTTGGTGGTTTCGGCACCTTTCCAGCAAGTCTATCCAAAACGTGATAGTGAGCGAGTCTAGAAACTAACATAGCCTCATTTTTTTCGATCATTCCAACAATCTCTTCTATAGACTGAGAATATCCTTTCATCTTCTTATACAGGTTGTTGTTATAATCTAACTCTAACCCGTTTAGAAGTTCATGTGTGTTGTAGTAATCTTCTCCGTTGGCGTTAAGGTAAACCGTTATCGCCCTTTGTAGATAAGTACTACCTACGCCGTCCGGCGTCAGTACGAGATAATTCATTGAAATAGTGCTCTGCAACCTTCTTGTTAAGTTTCTTATTCATGTGGTGGTAATCTCTATTAACCCACTCTTCTTTATTATGTGGATATGCCATGTGAGGCGAGTTGTCTACCACGTGCATCTCTTCATATGAGTAACACCAATCTGGAATAAACCCACAGAAGGCATCCATACCATCCATAGATTCTATGAGGTGCTTGGTGTTCTGCCAATCTGTAGTAAGACAGTTTCTATGATGTATAAATTTATTATCTTCAAACCTTCTGTGAAAATAACTGTGCATTACAAATGCATTTTGAACGTCGAACAATTTACATGCCCTATCGTATACAATTCGTATAGCATCGTTTCCAGCGCCATCCATACCCAAATTGAGAATAGGGAAATCCCATAAGAGTTTCCCTAACTGAGTTGGCCAACTGTGTTCTATCGGCCCTCCAATATTAACAGTAAAACTGTCACCCAAACATATGTTGACCTGTTTACCTAAGTACTGCTCATATTCTGGGCCTCTAAAACCCCAAGAGTTATACTTATAATTAAAATCTTGTATTGGATAATTTTTCCACCACCCCCGTGGTCGATAACCTAGACCTAGCGGCCAAGGTGCGTCTGGACTGTCCATGCCATCATAATCATTACGATAGTTGCTCTTAGTCTTCCAATGCTCAAAATCTTCAATTAACATTTAACCACCATATATAAACGGATCACGTTTTTTAATTTCACGTTTCTTCTTCCATATCTTATAGATTCTACATATCCACCTCATACAAATATTTAGGCCTAAATAATATCATATGCCCCTCATCATTACTATGTCACTAACCCTTTTAGTACTCACTGGGTGTGGTTTGCCGTGGTACATAACAGCAGGAAAAACTGCTGTTGATGCGGTACTGTGGACACAGACAGGAAAAACTTCAACTGATCACATAGCAAGTGACATCTCTGGTAAGGATTGCCAGATGTTTCGTCTTCTTGATGGTGATAAAATTTGTATGAACGAGGAAGAATACTTAGACTTCTTGATTGCTAAGGAGTGTGAAATTTATACATTTGACAGACATGAAGAAGCATCATGTGCCACATTCGGTTTTACCATTTGGGACAAAAAAAAGGGAGCGCCCGAAGGCACTCCCTAGTTCTAAAGTAGGACTTCCCTATTTTACATAAGGTTAGTAACTTTAACTCGACGATACCAAGCATTGGTATTTGCGTCAAGTGATGCGTTAGCATTAACGGTATCACCAGCAGCAACTGCACCAGCGCCTGCGAAAGGATTAGCAGCAAGACCATAACGAGTCTTAAAACCAATCTTAGGTTGGAAGGAATTTTCACCAACCGCACGAACCATCTGAAGAGGCACGTAAGGGCAGTAGAAGAAACCAGCGTCATAAGGCGAAGAACCTTTGTAACCACAAACATAATACTGACTAGCAGCAACATTGGCAGAATACGGATCAACATAAACCTTGAAACGACCATTCATAACACCAGCGAACGTAGTAGACGTATCATCTACATTCAAGTTGTTATTAAGAGCAGGAGTGTAATCTAGTACACCAGCCATGTTCAATGCACTTGCAACGTCAGCAGATACAATCAACATGTTACCCTTACCACGACGAGTCTGTTGACCAATCGCATTGGCATCACGTTCGATAGCGAACATAAGACCTTTAAACTTCTCAAC